ATTCTTTAGTAAGATCTAAGTATTTTTCAAGTAAGGTGGGGGTTGGTTCTACAAGAGTAAGAATCTTATCAGAACTCAGCATGAATATATCATCTTTGGTTACTTTAAGCAACCAAGGTTCTAAGACTAATTCATCCTTAATAATAAAAGGATTAATTAATTTACAATCGGGTTCACCAGGAACTGTTGCTGCTACTTCTTCAATCTCACTAATCAGAAGTTGTTGACTCATCAGAGTCACTACCTTTATTATCTTGGTCATTTCCTACTACATCCTCCAAATACATTTGTTTTAGTTGTTCTTTTGGTTCCACCATTGTTACCACCCAATCAGATGGAACAGGAATATGTGAATCAGCTGAGAGAGGCATCCACGGGAACATAGAAACCTGAAAAGCAGACTTCTTCTCTTTAGGTTCTTGACCTTCCTTTAGTTTAACCACACATGCCTTATCAAAGAAATATCCAATGACTTTTTTCCCTTCCCCTTCTCCTACGACCATTTCGGTAACATCAGCAATGATGTCCTCTCCTGATTTTAGAAGTACAAGTTTAACCGTCATAATCTATAATTACCTCCTTTTATTATAATAAAAAAAAGAGAGTCTGTCAAGACTCTCTCTTCTTCTCAATTTCAGCATCTACGATGTCTTGCAGTTTCTCAAATTCTCTAACACGTTCAATGTCCATAAGCAATTGAGAAAGTTGAGTAACCACTATGGGTTTTTCACTCGAAGCAGCACATCTAACTGCTGCTCTAAGACTACCCTCTGCTTCAAGGAGATGGTCTTGTGTTTGTTGAGATAAAGCCATAATTAAAGATACTCTTTCCGAGCGTGATGTTCTGGTACTATCTTATTTAGTTCCACTGTTAATAATCCATCTTCAAACTTGACGGATCCAACCTTCGTATCATCGGTGACCGTCCAGACCCGTTCAAAGGACCGTTGGGCCAATCCTTTGTGGACAAATTCTCCATCAATTGTTGATTCTTCTTTTTTGCCTTCCACATGTAGTTTTCCAAACTCCGTATAGACTTTGAGTTCATCTTTCTTGAAGCCTGCCAAGGCGATTTCGAGTTTCGACTCATGATTATTCAACTGTATTAAATTATATGGTGGGTAGTTGGATTGCGGAATATCTGAATTAAAGAAACTATTCAGATAATCATCCATCCCTATACTATTCTTAGTTATCCTATCAAATAGATCAGGAAGATTTCCAGCGTGATACCTTGCTAGTGTGTTCATGGTTCTCCTTTAAAAGCGAGTGTGAATTGTGTACCCGAAGCGTACACTACTAATTATACAAGGAAGCATTAAAAAGAGGGGTGTGAAACCCCTCCCAATTCTATTCGGTTTTCTTTAATCTAATACTAATCTACATTCACTGATACAACTTTTGTCATCTATTGCACAGTCAGTGATACACTCAAAGTATTCCGCTACTTGATCTGTATCCTCGGTCTCTTCATAAGAAGGCCATGCTTTAAGATTATTATACGAGATTAAATTGTGCATTTTACCTCCAGTGTACTTCTAATGTTTTCATATTAACACAAAAGTATTTATATGTCAAACCTTTTTTTCAAAGACTTTAGTAAAGTTACGTGTCTTCTGCTGGTTTAACTTTCTTTCCAATATTATACTTTTGTTCTAATATCCATTCTCCTTTATCTTTAAAGGCAAGAACTTTAATTTGATTAAGTGGTGCAATATCAGTAACAGACTCTGCCTTTACTACAGAAATGAGTCCCCAATCAGATAAAAGACGAGTGATCCGATTCCTACGTTGAACGTCATTAGGGGTAAGGTTAGCATGTTTACCATCAAGAGCAAACAATTCCTTGAAGTGTACTATGTAATACTTACCTTGCTTATGTAAGATATGACAACTTTGATATAATTTCTTTTCCTTTCTTGATGCTACACCAATTCTTGTAAGAGTTTCCCTAACCTTTAAAAAATCATCGGGTTCATTGAGAAGCACCTCTACCATTTGATCTTGCGACCATTGTACAGTGGGCTCAGTGGTAGTCATTTCGATCCTCCAGTTTCAAGTCGTTGTTTAATAAAATTAATTTGTTCAGGGGTTAATATTTTCAAAGCATTAGATGCCTTTTCGTTACTATAACCATAGTATTGTTTAATGATTTCAAGGTCTGTGACTTTTTCCTTGCGGAGCCAGGGACTGAATCTCTTCTTTTTCCTGAGACTATTTAGATAAAATGAATATTGCATGTCCTTATCTAGGAAAGAATACTTATTCATTTCATTAGCAAACATCACACAATCCAGATGTCCTGATAAACAACGATTGATAATATAAGGAGCATAATTCTTAATGGTAGAAGGATCTTCCTCAATAAGATTATCCTTATTAAAGTTAATTGAATTAAGCCAATCTTTTAGTTCAGTCATAATATATGGTAAGGATCAATTTGTTCACCGAATTCATCAACATCTCTTAAGAGATTACTATATCTTTCATCCTCTTCCGCAAGTCTTTGCTCACCCTTCGTGGTATAGTGCAAAACAATAGGATTAAAGAACTCTTCATGCTTCTGCTCCACATACCCCTGAGTCACGTCCTGCACCCCAAAGAGACCTCCTATAACCCCTATCCTACTCAATATGACCCACATAGCATATTCATCGTATATACGAGGATTAGGCACTGGATAAGGAATCTTTCTATCCTTTATCTTCAACATCAACTCCACTAACTCACCCAACCGATCTATGATATCTAAATGAAGGCCATTATTAAATAACATCACACCCATACAATATTTGTATACGTGAGTTGATCCACCAGCTTCTGTAATACATTCATCTACATAATCAAGTGCTTTCCTTATACCCTTTCCGCCACCAGTATTAGGATCATGTCTGAAACCAAACTCTTCTCTACCAAATACCTCTGCATAGTTATAATGATCAAAAAGATATTGCACATCTCCATAGAAGAGAGTATCTGAATCTACATAAAGAATATTAGCATTATCAAACTCACCACTTCTCTTATCAAAGAACTGAAGATTATACCATCTATAAATGAATAACATTCCATGAGTATGTGCTTTCTCAAAAGGTAAAACTCTTACATCATATTCCAAAGAGAAATAAGGGGGAATAAGCTCAGGGTCATCGCAAAACAAATAAACAGGTATTTCATTATTAAACCTCCTAAGTGAACTAATACTATGGTCAAAACGTTTTAACTCATGATCATTTACGTGATCATAGTGACTTACTTTATATGAGTAAAAAACTATGTTCATCTTCCTTCTCTTGATCTATTACGAATAGTAATATGATTACCTTCAATTTTAAAATCTAAGTAATCAGTATGATCCCACCCAAGTTCTTCATACAGACCATTTAATTTGTCCATATCATCCCATAAATCAGTAGGAGTGGGTTCACCCCAAAATGGATTGTCGTCTGGATTCATCGTATTATTTGAATGTTGTCATCTTCTGTCCAGAGTTCGACCTTATCTCTGAAACGACCTTCTTGTTTAAGTTTCTCATAACGTTTTCCAGCTTTACGCTTCCACCAAGATATAATGTTATCTAGGTAGAATTTATCCCAGTTCTGACCACGTATTAACTTATCTTGATCTCCACGTAAGACTTCCCTAACATTTCCATATCCATAATCAGAAATATAAAATCTTTTCTTCTCTGTCAACCCAAATGCCATTTCAATAATGGCATTAAACTCTTTCAATTTCTCTTCATTATTATCCTTTAAACTATTCCTAATAATAGCAATCATTTTTGTTTGTCTTTTTAATTTCTTAGACGATGCTTTATTATCAGTCAATGGAGTATTATTATTTAAGTAAGTAAAACGATCATGAAGTTCATGAAATGCTTCAGAATAAAGAGTAGGAATAAATTTACTTTCAGTCAGTCCTTTAAACCTCATGAATGGTTTAAGTCCATCATACTGGGAGGCTGAACTACTAGATCCATAAAGGGAAGTAGTCTCAAACAATGCAATATTTTTATCAAATACCTCATTTAGTTTCTCTCTAATAGAATGAGATATGCACATGAGAGCGAGCAATTTTCCACCCAAATAATTATATCCAAAAGGTTGAGATGGAACAATTGCAAATCCCATAACCGCATGACGATTAAATATCTTAAGATCAGGAGGTTTACCTAACCATTCATTTCTTGGTTTAGAATTAATTAAAGGTGATTGTAATCGAATAAATCCAACAACTTTATTAGTATTCTTTTCATAAACCATTAATCTCAATTCTCTACCAGGAATATTATCTTCATTATTATGGGAAGAAACTGATCTCAAAAGATTTTTATAATACTCTTGATGTATACCATTGGGAAAACGATTACCAACCAATCGAATATCAAACTCCATCTCCTCTGGATGAATATCTACATTAAAAAAATCCTCTTTAGGATCATGCAGTTGACTAGAATTAGTAATAACTGCCTTCTTTACAGCCCGAAGATATTCTTCTAAATTAGTAAAGTTTTTAAAGTAATCAATAAATTTATCGGCAGCCCATATAGCATCTGCCTCACTGATGATCATAATTTAAATGTAATTGTATAGCAGGTGCAGGTGGTGTATAATCTGCACCATGTAAAGCACAATACTCACTGAAGGTGATCTTCATCTCCTTATGTGTTAGTCTACAATGTTTTGCTGCTTTCGGCAAGTTCCATTTTGCTGAAAACAACATCTCCATTGCTTCTCGTGTTTCAA